AATTTAGAAGCAAGTTGGGGAGCGCAGTTAGCTAAACTTCTAAAACTTGCATTAGTATGTGATGCTGAATGTGATTCAAGCAATGAAAGAATTTTAAGATCAACTTATAATTTTCTAGAAACATTGGACTCTAAAAAATATCCATATGTAATGATGATTATAGGTTGGACAAATTGGACACGAACGGAATGGATTGATTCAAATGATGATTATGTTCAAATCAATCCTGGCATTGAACCTACTGACAAAACATTACTGACACAGTATAAAACATATTCAAGAACTGTTAAGTACGCTGAAAAACAGTTAGAATGGCATAAAAAGATTTGGGATTTGCATACATTATTAAATCGAAAAAAAATTCCACATTTGTTTTTTAATTCCAACGATAGTTTCGAAAACATCCAAAGCGAACAGTTGAATTGGAAAAACAGTTACTTTAGTCCTTATAATAATGAGTCTTGCTTTTTCTATTGGTCAAACTCAAATGGTTTCAAACACAATGACCAATATCATTTTGGACCTGATGCTCAATTATCTTGGGCGCAGTACCTTTTTAACTACTTGACTGAACACAAAGTTTAATTATAATAGGCATTATGAAATATCTCCTTGTTGACTCATCAAACACATTCTTCCGTGCTAGGCATATTGCAGCACGTGGAACCGATCAATGGACCAAACTTGGTTATGCCATTCACATTACTATGAGCAGCATTCATAAAGCTGTGCGTGATCTTGGCGGCGACCATGTTGTTATTTGCTTAGAAGGGCGTAGTTGGCGAAAGGACTTTTATACTCCTTACAAGCGCAACCGTAGTGCTGCTCGCGAAGCAATGACTGCGGAGGAGAGCGAGGAAGACAAGCTCTTTTACGAAGCATATGATGACATGAATAAGTTCTTTAAGGAAAAGACTGCTTGCACAGTATTACGTCATCCTCAAGGTGAAGCAGATGATATGATTGCACGTTGGATTGCTTTGCATCCCAATGATGAGCATATTATCATTTCAAGTGACAGTGACTTCCATCAGCTTATTAGTGAACGTGTAACACAATTTAACGGTGTTACTAACGAATGGACTAATCTTCACGGCGTGTTTAACGATAAGATGAAGCCAGTTAAAGACAAGAAGACAGGTGAACAAAAGTCTATTGGTGACCCAAAGTTTGTGCTTTTTGAAAAGTGTATGCGTGGCGATCCAACTGACAATGTGTTTAGTGCATATCCAGGTGTACGTGTAAAAGGTACAAAAAATAAAGTTGGACTTACTGAAGCTTATGCTGACATGGGTAAGAAAGGTTATGCATGGAACAACATAATGCTACAGCGTTGGACTGATCACGATGGCGCTGAACATCGTGTACTTGATGACTACGAACGCAATGTTAAACTGATTGACCTTAATGCACAGCCGGATGAATTTAAAACAAAGTTTGATACAGAAATTACTAACCTAGTTAACGTAGATGTGCCAAATCAAATTGGAACACATTTCTTAAAATTCTGTGGCAAATATGATCTTGTTAAAATGAGTGAACAAGCAAACTTGTACAGCGAATGGCTAAAGAAAGAATATTGCGGAGTATTACTAAATGCTAAAGGCTAAAGAAGTTATTCCAAATAAGTTTTGGATTCTTGAAAATAATGAAGGTAAGCGCACAGGTACTATGAGTTTATCTTCAGACCCGCAAACTCCAGACGCAGTTAAAGTTAATATTAATAATATTGAAAAAGTATATGTAGATGTAAATCAAGCATGTTGGGATTTAGTTATTAATATTGCATCACCTCCTGTAGAAGAACAAAATACAAACCAAGCAGACAATACTGTTTTAGGTTATCCGGTTAAGTGTGATGCATTTAATCCAATTTTAGATATTAAAAGAAAACTACCAGTATTCACTAAAACTGAAAAAAGCAAAACTCTACACGCTGCTGGTTATTACATTGTTCTTTTTGATACTGGATGGGTGCAAAGCTTTTGTCCTAAAGTATCTACGCTTGATTCAAACGAATACAAGGGCCCGTTTAAAGATAAACTAGAAATGCGAGAACAATTAAGGATTGCCCAAAATGCCAGTGACGTCAACTAACGCTATTCGAAATTTTTCTGATCGTGTGCGAGGTCTAGCAGGTAATAATAAAGAACTTACACTGTCAGCAATTGAAGCCCGTAATCTAAATCATGAAGTACAGCAATTGCTTGCTCGTTTGGTTGAATTGCAAGATTTAACAGAGACGGGTAAAATTCAAATTGAGTTAGGTTCCAATAAGTTTTAGTTAGCATAAATAACTGTGTATATTAAGAAAGCACAGTTCAATGAGTCGTCCAAAACCAAATGTATTGTTAGAATTTACTGATAAAAACACTTATAAAAGCGAGCAAGTTTTAGCCAGCGAAGGTATATGGGCAGTTTATTATCAAAATAAACCAATCAACTTAAAGAGTTTTAATAGTCTAGTTGGGTATCCTGGTCCCAAGTACAAAAAAGTAAGTTTTTCAAATCCAGGTCACGCAATCAATTTAGCTAAGAAGCTTAATAAACTTTTCAAAACAGAAGAATTTTCTGTTGTATTACTAAACGCAGGTCCTAAGATTTATCCAAATGGAACTGAAGCGTAAATTAGCTTTAGACGTTTGCATGAGTCTCGGTTTAGCCGAGAATAGTTTTGACTCAATCTATCTTAACATGTGGCGAAACATAAGAGAAGACGGTGGATACCGTCTAACCGAACGTGGATGCGAATGGTTGAATGAACAGGGACTCAAGTCTTATACAATTAAATTAGAAAATGACAATGTTAGAACAGGAAGTATTCTGCTTGGTTTAGATCGTCATCTAAAAGCACCATACTTTATTAAAAATAATCGTTTAAGCATTTTTGATGATAGCATCAGTACTCAGCTTTTATTATATGGCGGCGACATCAAAGCATATATTGACGCTAACAGTTAAATCTTCTACACTACACTTATTAATTAAACAGCCTGGTTAGCTCAGCGGTTAGAGCGGAGATCTCTAAAGTCTCGCCAGCGTGGGTTCAATCCCCACACCGGGCACCAATTTTTGAGGACTACTATGACAAAAGTATCAAACAAGCTAGTTAAAGTTAGTGAAGCATTTACAGTCAATATGTATGACAATGGATTCATGGTTGAAGTAGGTGGACGAGATAAGAAGGACAATTGGAAGACCAGTAAGATTATGGTTGGTTCAGTTGACGAGTTAATTGAAGTCATTAAAGAAATTACAAGTATGGACAGGTCTGAATAATGAATAGTGTAAAAATTAAGCGTGATGAATTACTGAACATCGTTCGTAGCAACAAAGAAAAGCACATTAAAGAATTCAACGAAGCAGTTGAAGATTATAAGAAGGCTGTAAACAAGGTAGCAGAAGAAAATCTTGCACTTGCTAAGACAGGCAATTTAGATTCAATTGCAAAGATTAAATTCATTCCTAACAAGCCAGTTAGTTATGAATCAAGTTATGCCCGTGCTATTCGTATGCTTGAACTAAGCGTTGACACTGAGATTGAACTTGAACTACACGACTTTGATCAGCTAGTTCAAGATGAATGGCAGTGGAAGCAAGCCTTCACAACATCTAATAGCACATATAAGAGTTATTAAAGAATGCGAAAGCCTCCTATACCCACAGGCCCAGTCGCGAGGGTAGGTAACGTTGTGGTGATAGCATCTACTGCGGAGGACTAGGGGTGGAGATGAACCCTCATGTAGGTGCGAAGCCTACAACTAAACATTTAGAGTTAAGAGCTCCGTGGTCTACCCGCACGTTAAACTGGCAGGGTGGCGGTGGACGCAGCACTAGTGAAGAATGGGCGGACAGGATAGCAGACCGATGAGATTACTTGCTCGTAGTGATGAAACGTTAAGCCAATAGTGTGAGAAGCTATTGGCCATCAACTAAATAGAAATGTGAACGTGGTGTTCACATCCAACAGACTTTAAAACCCAAGCACCTAGTCTGTGTGCTTTAAAAAGGAAATAAAATGATGTACAATCAAAAGCTAGCCATGGCTGTTAAAGTAAATGGCAAAGTACTCCGTGAATTTAAAGATACTGTCTTCCTACCATTTGGTGCAGAGTATTCACTACTCATTAAAAATCTAAATACAGTAAGAGCACTTGTACGTATTAGCATTGACGGCAACGAAGTTGTTGACGGTGGTCTAATTGTAGAAGCCAACAGTGAGATTGAACTTGAGCGTATGGTTAAGAACAACCTCAACGAAGGTAATCGCTTTAAATTTATTGAACGCAGCGATGCAGTAGAACAGCATCGTGGTGTTAAACTTGAAGATGGTATTATCCGTGTTGAATATCAGTTTGAGGACGTTACACGTTATCGTCATCCAGTACTAACATATGTTGCACCAACATATACACAGCCATACTGGGCTAATGATATTCTTGTTGGTAGCAGCATATCACATACAACTGGTGCAAATTCTGTATTGCGTCATGCTGCATCAAATAATATCACTGCTAGCGCAACATCTACATTTACAGGACACCCTGGTGTTACTTGCAGTGACTTTGTTGAACAAGGGTATAACGATGCCGGTATTACAGTGCCAGGTAGCGTAAGCAATCAAAAGTTCAGCAAAGTGTCTGGATTTAGAGTATTGCTAGAACAGCATGTAATGATCTTTAAGTTGCTTGGTGAAACACTAGACAACGCACCGATACGCCAACCTGTTACTGTTAAGGCAAAACCTAAGTGTGTTACATGCGGCAAACAGAATAAAGCACACGCTAAGTTCTGCTCAACATGCGGCACTGCCTTAACAGTTATTGCATAATATATTGAACTTAAATAGTGTTGGTGCTTTAATACAGTACCAACACTTTTAGGATAGTTATGGAAAACGATTTATATTTAGAAATTGAGAGAATTAAAAAACTAAAAGCACAGGAATCAAAAGCAAGTCCTGTTAAACTTAAAGATTCAATTGAGGAAATAAAGGAAAAGAAATGAGCTAGATTGAAATTGTATGTCGTGAATTAGTATTTCACTTTAACAAGAAGCATTTAGAAGATCCTACAATACCAATGTGGGTTGTAAAGACAAAAGGCGAAAGCTACTACGTTAATCACGTAGACTGTATGATCTCGTGGAGTACCAAAGAAACTCCAAATAATAATCATACCAAAGGCAGCATTAAGGTAAAGAACTGCCTACTCGCAATTGACGATGATAATTGCGCTAGCATTACACAAGTAACCTCAGCAGACATCCTACGTATTAAACGCAAGAATAGTATTCGCTTGATTACTTCTTACGGGAAGAAATTAAAAGAAGCTCTAAAAAATATTAAACATGCACCTATCAAGCTGCTATACGGTAGTTGTAGTTCCGAATTCTATTTGGTAGATCTTTTTAATAAAGATGATTTACCTATGTTGCTGCTAGCATGGCCAGGGAGACCAGGGGAAATTCGTGTCCTAATGCCAAATGAAGACTACTACAAGTTGTATGATTCTACAGCCGAAAGTAGCATTAATATTGACGATGAGGACTGGCAGGATCTATATGAAAGCTAAGTGCTTGTTTTCTTTAAGGAATTTTTCTTGCTTTTTGGGCATTTTTTTGGTTGACGTGTAGCGTATTGGCACTAATATGTGAATATGGAACAAAAGAAGCGCAAACGCAGGTCTGACCGCAACCACGCAATTTACAAGATTGTAGTGGATGGCGAGTTCTACATTGGTGTGACCGTTGTAGATGGAACTGTAAAGACCAGCCTCAAGCGTAGGCTTGGTAAGCATTGGAGCCGTGCTAAAACTGACCGCGCTCGTTGGGGCTGGAAGATTTACAAGGCTCTGCGCCGCATTGAGCGTGAAGAGGCCCAGATTGAACTTGTTGAAGTTGTGCGTGGCAAGGTTGCTGCTCACAAGCGTGAACGCGAGCTGATTAAGTTGGTTGGGCCAACTTTGAACTCAGATGTGCGTTGACATTATTTAAACAGACTGTATAAAGCAAACATAACACGGAGAAAACAAATGGCTCTTACTATTAAGGACGTTAACTCTGCTATCATGCAGCAGGAATGGACCAATGAAGAACTTGTAAGCATGTGGCAGGCTGTAAAGTATAGCCGTGAACGCCTTGCTAAGAAGGTCGTTTGGTCCCTGTGCCATGGCGCAGATGTTAAGTTTACCAACAGCCGTAACGGTCAAACTTTGGTTGGTAAGGTTAAGAAGATTAATCGCAAGTATGTTAAGGTGCAGGTTGGCATGACCGAATGGCGTGTTCCGGCTGCAATGCTTAGTGCGGCCTAAGGGCCAAAGAATTCTGTTGACTATATCAGCAGATGTGTTAAAAGTGTAATTGTTAATTAGCTAACTGATTGGGAGAAATACAAATGGCTAAGACTGATAAGAATTCCGTTATTTCTGAAGTGCGTACTGTTACGAGCTCTGAGGCACGTAGCCTTCTTAAGATTGCTGCCGTAAAGCGTCAGCGTCCCGTGTTCCTTTGGGGACCTCCGGGTATTGGTAAGAGCGAACTTGTTGCTGACATTGGCGACGAAATTGGTGCGCTTGTAATTGACCTGCGTATGGCACTGCTTGATCCTACCGACCTGCGTGGTATCGGCTTCTATAACCCCAACACTAATACAATGGACTGGGCTCCGCCCGTTGACCTTCCCACTGCGGAAATGGCTGCTGCTTATAAGCATGTTATTCTTTTCCTTGACGAGATGAACTCTGCTCCGCCTGCTGTACAGGCTGCGGCATACCAGCTTATTCTTAACCGTCGCATTGGGCAGTATCGACTGCCGGACAATGTTGTGATTATTGCTGCTGGTAACCGCGAGACTGACAAGGGCGTTACTTACCGTATGCCTGCTCCGCTTGCTAACCGCTTTGTTCACTTTGAGATGCGTGTTGACTTTGATGCTTGGCAGACTTGGGCTGTTACGCACAAGATCCACTCCGACGTGCTTGGTTACCTTTCTCAGCACAAGGGCGACCTCTTCGACTTCTCTCCAACTAGCGCAAGCCGCTCGTTTGCTACTCCGCGTAGCTGGACGTTCGTTAGCGACATTCTGCAGGAGCAGATGAGCGAGAAGGAAGTCACTGACGTTATTGCTGGTACTGTTGGTGAGGGTATTGCTCACAAGTTCATTGGTCACCGCAAGTGGTCTGGTCAGCTTCCCCGTGCTGAGGATGTCGTTGAGGGCAAGGTCAAGGACCTTAAGGTACAGGAAATTTCCGCTCAGTACACGCTGATGATTAACCTGTGCTACGAGCTCAAGGAGCGTTTTGAGAACAACGCCAAGAAGGCAGACGACAAGTGGCACGGCAATGTTGACAACATGCTTCGCTACATCATGGACAACCTCGGCACTGAGCTCGTTATTATGGGTATGCGTACTGCGGTAATGACCTACCGACTGCCGATCGCTGCTCAGAAGCTTAAGAACTGGGATGAGTTCAACAAGAAGTACGGCAAGTACATTCTCGCCGCTGCTGAGTAATACACCACAGTAGGGGAGGAGTTCCCAATCCTCCTCCCCTGGTAAGTTGTCCAAGTGAGGCTTGGGACGACAGTGGTGAGGCGTTGGTTGGGGCTATTCATCACACGGATTTTAAATGGCTAGATACAAAAAAATTACTGATCCTGATGGCATTGAAATTAACTATCAGCACATTATGTCAGAAAGTGCGTTCATCGAAAAGCTAGATGGTCGTAATCCACTTTTCAAATATTACAAGTATCGTTTTTCAATTCGAGGTGCAGAACTATCTGCTAAGTTCGTTCGTTGGATGAACCAAAATTTTGGCCAAAGTATTAGCCACGGAATGGCTAAACATTACATTAAAAATAATCAAAGTTTAGATAATGCTCCGTGGGTTTATCAATATGATTCATCAAGATATTGGCATCATACTCAAATTTACTTTAATCGAGACTGTGAAGTATTAATTCGACTCAACTTTATGCAAGGACAAACACTATGAAGCTTATTGAAGATTTTGACATTTGGTGGGATATGCCTAAGTATAAGGACGCAGAAATTCCTGCAAAGGAATTTAGTGATGTTGAAATCGTTCATCGCAATGGCAGCAATCAAGGTTGGCCAGGCACTGAAAAGGATGTACACTATTGGGTAGAGCTTGAAAATGGTTTTGCAGTTGGTATCATTACACCAAAGAAGAAGCCTGCTACTTTTCCTGTGTACAGCATGAAGCATGGTCAAGTATAAAAACGATACATCAAGACCAGCCGGCTCGGGTGTAATTTATTCAAGTCAAGAACCAATTAAACGGGGAGTGTGGGATCTTTACGAAACCACTAATCCCCGTATTGGTATGTTTGAAATTTGCTATTGGATTGAGGTGGGCGAAAATACTAAAGAGTATAACAAAGAAAATGCGCTTAATGAACTAGCTACTTTTCTAAGAGATAACATTAAATCTAATGTTGTTGTAGTAGAACACTCACATAGAATTCTTATGGGCGGATTTGGTAGTGGTGAGGCTGCTGGTAGAGTTTATTTAAATAAACGCCATAGAAAATCCTATGGCAGAGATCTCATTACTGATGGTTACGAAGTTAGACTAATGCAGGAAGACGCAGTAACATTTTTAGCGTTATGGCGTGGTCATGAAGGACAGTCTTGAATCTATATCTAAACAAGTAATTAGAGTATCGCCATCTAATCATTATAGTGTAGTCGGTGATTGGTGTGCCAATAACAATGTAGATGCAATGTATATTGGACGCTACTATGGCAGAGATTTATGGTTTATTAAAAGTTTATCTGATCGTATGCTATTTGTATTGAGGTGGGTATGAAGTGGCCGTTTAGTTTACCTTCTCGTATAGAAGATAAAAGACAAATACATCTACCAGTTGATTGGGCATATAGCGAATATCAACACATAATACTTTTACACTATGACGTAGTCTACAACGAACCTGATGAATTTGAACTGTGGTGCCAGCAAAACTTTTGCTATTATTTCTATGATCGTGTACTGTATGATCACTGGGCGCATCGTTATTGCTCAAATGGAATAGGTGGTTGGGATGGATTATTTCTTGCTACAAATTACGATAACAGTGCTGTTATGGCAAAACTTAGGTGGTGTTAATGGGATACAGAGTTAAGCCAAAATATCCTATTCGAGATATATCCGATTGTCGTTGGTTTGGTAATAGTTACGATACTATTGGTGAATTAGACTACAAAGATGTTGATGACTCTGACAAAGAGTATGAAAAAATGTTTGGAGTAAGATTGATTTACGGTGATCCAGAAGATCCAAACGGCGTTCGTCCAATTAAAGAAGTGGAGTTTCCTTCAGAAGAAGATGCTACATTATTTTTGCTGAGGTGGGGATGATTATTGACGTAAGAGAATTTGAATTTAAAGACCAACGATTCTTTATTTCTAAAGATCCTATTGAAGGTCAACATAGAAAAATTTGGACTGAGTACAATGTTAGTTCATACGAAATGAAAATTGTTTGTAAAGATCTTGGCGATAAACGTTGGTTTTGCAGAGCAGAAGTACCAAGTGAAAAAGCTCGTGAGTTTGAAGCATGGGTAAATGAAACATTAAATGAACGCTGCCTCATGCGAAAAGAGTTTGAATACCATCCTGATGGTTCACTAAGTCGCATCTACGAAATCCGTGGTGGCGACATTAATGATCGCACATTATTAGTATTGAGGTGGAAATGAAAATTGAAAAGGTAAAGGTCGGTTCAAGCACTCGTAAACTATCAGCCAACTATACAGTTGACCTAACCGAAGAAGTTGAACATATAATTGGAGATGAGCTACAAAAAGCTATCGACGATGAAATTCTAAATACTATTGTTGGTCCAACTCTTGTTGAAGAAGGGTGGACTCAAGTAATGCTTAAGCAGTATATCAATGTTCCACAAGAATGGTTAGACGAGAACCTTTCTGGTAGGCATAGCTTTAAGTGTTTTGGTTACTATTGGTATTTTGAAAACGAAAAAGATGCTACTATGTTTTCTTTAAAATGGTGTTAAATGATAACTTGGGCTTTTTGCGATGACTTGGATGCACCAGAACTTGGTGTTTGCACAAGTATGGATTGGTGGAATAAAAATAAAACCATTGTAGTGGAATGGTTTCAAAATGAGGGCAAAGGCGTTGGCTCTGTAGTAAGCGATAATATGGTATTTGTTTACCCGCAACAAAGAGCACTTTTTTTACTAAGATTTGGACCTTGATTTTATCAAATTAAATCAAACACTTAGCGGATACCGCAGTTTGACATTATCAGCAATGATGTTATAATTACTACATTGATTGGGAGATATACATGCACATTTATATGGCTAAGAAGAAGAAAGACATTGCTAAGTGCCTGCCTTATGACGCCAAACGTGACGCACAGGCACGTGATCGTCTTATCCAGGCCCGTGTTAAGATGCTTATGACTCAGGACTTTTGGGGCAAGCTTGCTACACGTATGAAGCTTATTAATGCTGACGAATGGTGCCCTACGCTGGCTACTGATGGTCGCAATTTTTACTACAACTCCGCATTCGTGTTGTCGCTTAAGACAACTGACAAGGTTGTGTTTGGTTTCGCGCATGAGGTGCTGCATTGCGTATATGACCATATTGCTCGTGTTGGTAATCGCGACAAGCAGCTCTCTAACATTGCACAGGACTATGTAATTAACGCTGACCTTGTACACCACCGCATTGGTACTAAGATTGACGAAGTAGATATTATCTACGATCAGAAGTACTATGGCTGGGCATGGGAAGCTGTCTACGATGACCTCATGCAGAATGTTACTCAGGTAACTATTGAGCAGCTCGCAGACATGCTGCTTGATGATCACCTCGAAGAAGGTGAGGACGGCGACGGTGAAGGCAATGGTGACAAGGATGGTGTTAGCAGCAAGCGTCCTGTTATCTCTAAGGAGGAACGTGAACGTCTCAAGGACGAGTTCCGTGAGGCTATCCTGCAGGCAGCGCAAGGTGCTAAGGCTGGTTCACTTCCCAGCGGTGTTGAGCGTATGGTGCAAAACCTTACTGCTCCCAAGATGGATTGGCGTAGCCTCATTACTATGAAGATCCCATCGCTGGCTAAGAATGATTATAGCTATCAGCGCCCCAACAAGAAGTATCAATACAGTGGTATCGTTATGCCTGGACTTCAGCGTGAAGAAGCTATTGACGTTTGCATTGCAATCGACACTTCTGGTTCTATCAGCCAGACGCAGCTTGAAGAAGTACTGAGCGAGATTGTTGGACTCATGGACATGTACGCAGAGTTTACGCTCCGCATTTGGCAGTTCGATACTAGCGTGTATGGTTACGAAACGTTTACCAAAGATACTGCTGGTGATCTCATGCAGTACCAGATTAAGGGCGGCGGTGGCACTAGTTTTGCTGCTAACTGGTCGTTCATGAAAGACGAAGGTATCGAACCCAAGCTGTTCATTATGTTTACTGATGGTGAAAGCTTTGATGGTTGGGGTGATCCGGATTGGCAGGAAGACATGCTGTGGATTATCAACAATCCTTATAACAAAAACATTGAGCCTCCCTACGGCGCTTACGCTTACTACGACTAAGATAAAAAGGCGGGGTAGAAATATCCCGCCCTCATCATATGAGGATACTGTGAAAACTATCATACACGTTAACCAACACGTTATTAAATCCAATGCAAAGAATGGCGAACGCAAGCCAACACTAACTGTAAAACAGGGCCGTAAGAATACATATGCAAGGGAAGTAATCATTGACGGCCCAAGCAAGGTAATTTATAGTCCTGATGATCCACTTAGCTGTGGCGCAAGAGTTTGGATTGAAACCAATGCACCTGTTAAACTCATTGGTGCTAAAACTTGGAGTGAGATAAAGTGAAGACTTACTGGGCAGGTTGGTTAAACGAAGGTAGCTCAGACAAAATTTGGGGCATTCTAAAAGTTGGGGATACATACTATAACTTTTGGTGCCGTCGTGGTGCTAAGATGCAGTTTAAGGCAATCGACTATCCCAAGTATGGCCACAAGCAAAAGAAGGGTTACGTAGAGATTACTGATTCTCGACTTGAAGAAATTTACCCTGGTTTCTTTGATGAAGCGCAAAGCAATCTTGTGTTTGCACTAATGGCAGATAAGGTACGATGAGAAAAGTTCTTTTTATGTTTGCATACGGAATGAATACTAACTTGGTTAGTATGCAACTTCGTTGTGAACATGCTCGTCCAATTGGTGTTGCAACCTTATATGATTATCAATTGGACTTTCGTTATCACTTAGACCTAACACCACGTACTTTTTCTAAAGTTACAGGAGTACTTTGGGAAATGAGTATTAGCGATTTAGATCGTATTGACCAAACGGAAGGTTATCCAGATTATTATCAAAGAATTGTTACCTTACCATTCATTAGACATTATCGCAATACTTACGAAGCGTGGACCTATATCATGAGGGGAAATAATACTCGACAGGAACCAGATCAACGTTATTGGGATATGGTGGTTGAAGGTTACAAGCAAAACGAAATTGACATTTCACAGTTGCATGAAGCATTAGATAGAGTGTATGATACAGAACAGGAGGAAGTTCTATGATAAATGGTATTGGGTATCAAGAGTACAAAAAAATGCGTAGAATAAACGAGCAATTAACTACAACTGCCATGGAGATGCCAGGCAATGAACGTTATGTTGTATATTTTGGGCGAGCGCATGTAATAGATTTTGAAACGGGTGTTATAGCTCGTGGCCATTTAAAAATTGGCAGAGGTAAATTTGTAACTGCGTTACAGCGCGGACGCAATCAACCAGGCATTGATTTTCGAGTATATGGCGAAATCGTGCTTGATTCAAATCAAGCCACGCACGATGCTGAAAACATAATTAAAGAAGCGTTAGCTCATCGACATATTGTTTTGTCCCAAGGACAGCAAGAAATGTATCAATTTAAGGACGATGAGATTAATAATGTTTTAACAACTATTGCTGAAATTATTGAAATCGAAACAAGTCACACTGTGATCGAAATTAATTTGTATTACGATAACAAACCTACTTCTATTAAACAAAGTACAGAAAAATTTTTAATCAAAGAAAACAATACACATAATCTAATGTTTGGATAATAAATATGGCAATTAATCGTCGCAGTTGGGGCATTCTTGGTAGCCCATCAAAAGAGAAGATTGAAGAATATAAGAACATGCCCGTTGGCAGTTTTAAGAACATGGTAAAGAATCTTGGGCGCACAAAGAAGGGCAAGGTTCTGCAAGAATATACTGTGTTTGTTACTAAACGTGTATCAACTCATACACGCGGCACTATTAAGGTTGAAGCATTTGATTATGCTGAGGCAAGTTTGCTTGCTGACATGCAACGTGAACAAATTGTGTGGGATGAACAACCATACAAGAGTGACCAAGTTGATTATATTAAACACAGTTTAGATCCTGTACAATACAAACTTTAAGGAAGCAACATGCGAGTTTACATTGGTCCATATAAGAACGGTTTTGGTTCTTATCAAATTGCAAAGACAATCTTCTTTTGGAAAGATGAAGATACAGACGAAGGTTACGAGTCTGTTGACAAGCTTTACAATGCACTTGAAAAGATTGGTGTTGGTAAAGTATGCGTTTGGATAAACAAAAAGTTTGATCGTAAGATCAAAGTAAAAATTCACAATTACGACACATGGGGTATGGACAATACCCTCGCATATATTATCCTTCCAATGCTTAAGCAATTAAAAGCTACTAAGCATGGCAGTCCTTATGTAGATCAAGATGATCTTCCAGTTGAACTTCGACTTACTAAACGTGAAACAAAAGTTCACGACGAGGGACACTGGAACAAAAAGATTAAGGCTACAGAAGAAGAAATTGAAGCAGCAAGCAAAAAGTTTCACTCTCAGTTTGATTGGGTTCTAGATCAGATGATTTGGTCATTTGAACAGGAACTCGACGAGGAAAAAGAATATCCTCACTATTACGATCCTTATCTACCTGATGAGCCACTTGAAGTGGAACCCCCATCATATGTAATTAAAGATGATGGCACTGAAGAAGAAGCTAAACCACTCTTTGACGATGCTTTCCGTCGCAAGATGGGTAAGTTCAATAAAGAAAAATACACAGCATACCAAGCACGTAAACAACTTGGGTTTACTCTGTTTGGAAAATATTATCAGAGCCTATGGGATTAAACTTGGCTGGATACAATTTCAAATGGTATGAAGATTTACCAACACCTTGGGACTTTGACTGTAGGAACAAGTTCGTTATACTAAAAACAACTCATCCTCTTACACGTACTTCAAGTGTGGAAGAAAAATACGAATTCTTTAAACGTATAAGAGAAACGTTAGAAGAAACCGGGAAGATGAATTTCTTAAAAGAAAACGAAGTCAATATGAATACTATGCGTATAACTGGCGTAATTAATCAAGCATCTTACCAGTTAAATGTTGCGGTATTAGTTGACTTACCAAAAGAATTGCGTACAATGTATGCATTAAGATTTACGGAGTAAAAAATGAGACACGATTTAATTAGAGCTAGCGAAGCACACTTTAAAGCTCATATCGAAAAGCATAGAATGAATGTTGAAGTTATTCTTGCTAACCCAACTGCTATCCACGGACATGTGGATGTCATGGATGCTATTGAAAAAGAATTAGCTGAAATTGCTGATTATCACGACAAACTAGAAGTTCTTACCAAATATTTTAAGGAGGGCTAATTGCCAAATCTTGTTCCAATTGTACTTGAAAAGTCTGCTAACGGCGAACGTAGTTATGACATCTATAGTCGACTGCTTAAAGATCGCATTATCATGCTTGATACCGATGTAAATGAACACAGCGCAAGTCTTATTGTTGCCCAAATGCTGTTTCTTGAAAGTGAAGATACATCATCCCCAATTAACTTCTATATCAATTCACCTGGCGGCAGTGTAACAGCAGGTATGGGCATTTATGATACCATGCAGTTTATCAAATCTCCAGTTCATACATATGTGTTTGGACAAGCTGCAAGCATGGGTTCACTACTTGCACAAGCAGGTGAACCAGGACATCGTTATATGATGCCACATGCACGCCATATGATCCATCAACCTTCAGGTGGTGCTAGAGGTATGGTAAGTGATATTGAAATCACTTATAAGGAAATTCAACGTCTAAAGGAAGAACTTACTCGAGTTTATGTCCAACATAACAGTGCCGGTAAA